AAACTAGCGCGGCCCAAGCGTGCAGCGTAGCCCAACAGTCTCGTGCATTGTATTCAAACAGATTGTGCTCAGACCCGGCACTATCATCTTTCCAGTACCGGATTCTGCGTACCGTAAAAGCCGTAATGAAGTCGAGACGTTTCGGTAGCTCGCTGTACCAGCTGTGAAACATGTGTTGCGTGTCATATATGTAGTTGGTACAGGGTACATTCCAGCGGAGGAAGTAAAGATTATCATACATTCCATTCTGCATTACCTTAGCAACGCTATTACTGTTGATGCTTCTGACAAAGGAATGAGCAAGCATATCACGAAAAGGAACAACAACAGAATGAGTACTACCATCAGCCCATAGTCCGCAATAACCAACGCAGTGTATACGCCGTTCAGGATCGCCAACAAAGGTTTCAATATCCACACTGATAAGTAGTGCTTGACTAAACTTAGCAATGAGAGCTTCGCTGTCTGCTTGTGTCCAGATTTGGAATGTGAATGGTGTCTGTGGGAACCAAGCTGCTGGATTTGTAATCTTGCTGACGAAACGCTTAAAGATAAACGGGCCTTCTGGAGTTGATACCAGTTGGGCAAGCGGGTTGAGAATGAGTACATCAACGTCTCCTTTGTTGCCCAGCTTACCAGCTGGTATAGTGAAAAAGCTACCAGCGTAGTCGTCCAGACTTAGCTTGCGTAGGCTACCGCGTTTGTCTACTGGATGCCTGAAATCTATTTGAGTATTTAACAGCGTCACCATGGTGATGGGACACGTACAAATGATTGCACTAGCATCTGCTAACTTGACCCTGGCTGCAATGGCAGCTAAAAACTCCATAGGTTGTCGTACCAATTTACAGCTGTGAGTCTGTAGCATGGGTTGAAGTCGTGGGATATATGGAGTGTCCTGCTCAGTTGCGAAAAGAATGATGTTCATGGGTAGTGCCTAGTCAACATGCTTCCACGTTAATCTGTTTATTATTAAATATATGTTAGTTTTTCCCACACTATATTTAGCTGCCAACTTCTCTGCGCTGGGTGATGATTTGAACTCTTGTCGAATAGCTCGCACAAGCTCCTCAGTTAGTTTGGCGTTAGTATTTTTAGCCCCGGCTAGGCGCCCGGTATAGTTAGTTCTGCCGCGAGATAGCATATCGTCATAGTTATCTTGGTAGCTACCTAGTTCCAAGTGCTCCGGATTAACACATCCAGGGTTATCACACTTGTGACGAACAAGTAATCCTTTAATGTCTTTTGGTGTTAGCTTATTAGCTAGCATATAGACTAGTCTATGATGCAGCATACTGCCATTCCGTTTCCACGGGTTCCCACACTGACCGTAACCTCTACTGTTACAGGCATAAGTAGTTATAACACACGGAGTAGTTAGTTCCATAATATGCTCCTAAAATTTTTGCAAAAGAAAACTAAATAAAATGGCCTGGCTACGCAGTTAAGCATAGACAAGCCACAGGGTTTAGTTCTCTGAGAAGCTGATGTGGCCGGTGCTCATCTCCGGCTTGGTGAATACTGATCTGGGAATGCCCACGTTACACCTATATCCCTTTAGCAGTTTAGCAATACTGCGGTCACACCAAATAATTATCAGAGAACAATCACATCGCTCAAGCGAAAGTTAAAACGGTCAGCATCCTGCTTATCCTTGATGCGCATCAAGCTAGCAGCAATGCTAACTTTGTCAATGCTTTCAAGCACAGCAGAGAAACTAGATCCGCCAAAGTGAGCAGCAAACGGAGCCATGCTCTGCTTGAGGAACTTCATGCCGAACTCATTGACAGTGCCATCCTTCTTGAGTGGCGAGAAGAACTCAGTGAACTTCATGCCGACAGCTACTTGGCTTTCCTCGGCAGGGTTCTTGACTTCATTCACGCTCTCAACTGTGTAGGAGAACTTGACGTATTCATTACCTTCGTCACGAGCTTCTCTGGTGGCAGTGACTAAAAGATTATAATGCCCAGTTGGGGGTACACCCATAGGTGGCAGATCCTCAATCTCTGTCATATCCATATCCATCAAGTCATCAAAATTTGTAGCCATAATATTCTTTCAAAGGTAAATTAAATTCAAGTTGGTTGCATGCTTACATGCTTCTTTTGGTCAAGTAAGTAGTATCAATATCAAGTAATTAAATGTCCTTTCCATTAAGTTGATTGTCAATAAGACTAGCATATCCTGCAATATCATGCCAGGAATCTGCGTAGTTAGGATCACCATTCAGAATCCGTGCAATCTTGTGAGCAATCATATCAAGTGATTCCATCTGACTCATATCTAAACGCATCCAGCCCGGCTGTCTGTGCATAACTGACTTAAGATGCTGAGTTATTCCAGCATGACCAGAGAACTTGCCGTACCGAGTTCCTCTTTCGTCAAGAGTGTTAGCTACTGTATCAGGTTTCGTTTCCATTTTCAAGTCCTTTTCGCTTTGCGAAGTAAGAGTGCTGCGTCCAGTGTGCGTACCTGGTGGAAACTTATCATCATAACCAATGTTGGTAGTCATATTACTTAGCTCCGTTTAAACAGTGGTAACAAGGAGACTGCACCTTCTTTACCGTTATCAATATCAATGGGCAGTCTTGATCCTGTTACGATAGTGGGAGAATAGGTAGACGAACCGAAGGCACGATGCTGCTTGTTCAGAACTGTGCAGTAGATTACGCTATCGAAATACTTGGCCACAGTTAAAGAGAAGTTACGAGTACCAGCTACAGGAACAATCTTCTCTCTACCTTCCAACGACTCACTCTCTAGTTCATGGCTGATAACTACCACGTTAAGATCAATCACCTGAATCAAACTAAGGAGCTGCTCCATCAGCGCACCCTGCATAGCATAGTCTGCATAGGTCTGCTTGTAGCTCTCACCATCTGGCTTCATGGTTTCTTTGAGCGTAGCCTTGTTCATGGCACTGCGAGCCAGCTGACTCATGCTGTCAATAACTACAATGTCATCCGGCCCTAGCTTACTGATGTCTATCTCAGAGAAGGTAGCAGCAGGGTTCTTTGCGCACAGTGGGCAGTTATGTTTGCCGTGTGTTGTGCAGATCTTTTTGGCGCCACCACGGAACACATCACGCAGCGTATCAATAGCTACTGGATAGAACTTGTGGTCAGGTATATTGATTACGTTGATGTTCTTGCGAAACGCTGGCGCTAAGATAGCTGGGTTGAGAAGGGTAGAGATACCAGACTCAAGATCGAAGTAGTGCAGTTTAAAGTCACTAGCTAGCTTGCCGACCAATGCAGTCTTGCCAGACTTAGGCGCACCGTACACAAGTACCTTAGTGCGCTTGTCTGTATTCAACTCGTCTAAATTCATAATAGTTCTCGGTGGGTTAATTAATTTCTACCATCAGCTTGCTCTGCTGTCTGGCTACGATAGCACTGAGTGTAGTGAAGTAGTCTACCGTCTCAATGGTACTGAGTTGTTCTACGTCAGTGATCTGCTTAAGGTCTGCAAACTTCACACCAAATACACCGGATGGATCTAGTTCGCAAGTACCATAATACTCACACGGACGCATGAAGTCAAAGCAACTAGCACCCCGCATAGGGAAGAAGTCCAGTTCCACATAGCTATCCAGTTGCTGGTGCATAAGCAGTTGGTCTTGCAACCAGCTAGCTTTCTTGACAGAACTCTTGACAAAGCGATGCTGTATCCATTCCTGAATAGAGCTACTGTAGATTGTGTAGAGAACTTCAAACTCGTTGCCGCCCAGCATATCAATGACAACTGCGTAACTTAACGCCTGATCTGAATTACTATAAAGGGCCGGGCTAACGGCGCGAAGGCCAGTAGTCTTGTTCTCTTTAACTAGATAGCTACCAGTCTCTTTGTGTTGAAGCAGTTCATCAATGTGACCTGAGTACCAGTGTCCATCTTCAAAATCTACTGCGATATTGGCTTCTATCTTAACTGTCTCGTAGTCACGCAGATTAGTTTCCTCATCCACAAATAGCTGATACTTTTGCAGCGCCCAGATAGCCATAGCAAAGCTCTTGCCCGTAGGCTTGCCAGTACCATCTGCGTAAGTACCCTTGGTTTCTATCTCCAGCAGATCAATGTCCCATGCTAGGAACGCGGCCCAGATAGCCTTATCCATATCTAGTGTGGCATCATACTCAGCTACACCAGCACCAACAGAGTGACCAAAAGAAAAGGTTACACTCTGTATGCGTTCACTGGTGCCAGTAGCTGCTTGCAGTTTCTTGATCTGGTACTTGCGTGGACAGGCATGGAACACAGACTGCATACTATAGCTGGACAGATTGCCATGAGCAACCAGCTGGCTATAGTTATCTTTGAGTACCTTAGTGCTGGTGTTGACAGCCGCAGGCGCCTGAGCAAAGAAGCTATCTAGAATGTCAGTGGCGTTCATAGTTAGGCCTCCTTATTGCTTGTATATGGAACAGGTTCATCATCTGCAAAGCAGTCATCTGCACCGCTGTCCTGTCTATCTGGATCGTCTATGTCACACCAGCATTTATCGCAGCCCGGATGATCTGGATCTGCGCAGAGTGGATGACGTAGTAATGCAGAGCGATAAGCTGGGGGCTGATAGTCATCAAAGTCAGCGGCAAGTATCTCTGTGC